GCAAGAGTAATCTTGCATGATATACTTCGGCCCCGTGGTTCTCAACCTCTGTGTCGAAGATGTCCGTCAGGATCCCACCCTACTGCTTCGGCTTACTTCAATGTGAGCGTCGCAGGCAGCTACCCCTCAAGATCGTACGTTAAAACGATGAAGAGGTGTAGTGGGAAGCTAGATCCAGTGAAGATACTGGATGCAACGTATGGTCCTCTGTCATACCTGTCGCTTTAGGCAGCCGGGTGCAGAGTGGTGTGCTCGCACCTCATCCCTCTGTAGACAAGACCATAGTTGTATAATGACACCTAATACCTAAAAAGCGATGATCTTTAGCTTTAAAGATATGTCGGCTGCCATTATAAACCGGAAGTGGATCACGACCAAAGAAATTTGGGGCGTGACACACTTACTGGTCCTGTCTACGGGCTTAGTCGAGTACCTAGGAGACTTCAAGCTTTTCGCGAGTCGATTGGTTACTTTATGGCGCAAGTCAGGGAAGAAATTCCTTTGCCTGTACCTTAAAGAATCGGTCGCTCACGTAATTGCCTTCTTAAACCACACGCGTCGGGTATCCCCACCAGGGACCCCTCGGGTGCGTTTAAGTCGAGCTGGACTTCCTACGATTATCCCTGGACCGCTTCGTGCCCTCATACTTTCGTTTAGATTGTATGGGGCCTCGAAGGATCGACTAGTAACACGGATTGTGCTGACAGTGTTAAGCCTCTATCGGGTTATCAACTTTGTGTCGAAGCCAAATCTGGCGACGATCACGTCTCCCTTTGCTGGGATCTCCCCATTGTTCCAAGAAGTGGAACTGGGGAAAGTTGTCTCCCTCTTTAGAATCTTTCCACTGAAAGGCGTTACTTGGAACATCTCTGAATCAGCCGGGCCTAACGGCCCGCGCGCCACGTGGTTTGCTGGTGCTGATGCATTAGCGTGGATAGACAACCCAGTTAAACTGGTTAGTCTATACATGTTTATGTATCAGTCCCGACAATACACAGCGGCTGCATGGCTGTTCATAATCCAGGTGATCTCAATCCCCGGGATGCTTCTGCTAATCGCGCTCAAAGGCTTAAAGGTTGTCCCTTCTGAGTTGGGCCGCTTAACGGCGCTCAACAAGGATGGGGCAGGGAAACGTCGGATTATCGCGATCGCGGATTGGTGGACACAACTTGTGTTCAGACCATACCACAGTTCGTTATTTCGTACGCTCAAAGATATTGAGCAGGACGGAACTTTCGATCAGTGGGCCCCAGTAGAAAACTGGGTTCTGCCTCGCTTACGTCTTGGTTTCCCAGCCTTTTCGTTTGATCTCACAGCTGCAACGGATAGATTGCCGATTCAGTTCCAGGCGCAAGTCTTCGCTCTGTTTTTTGGAGCTAAGGCAGCGCGCCTTTGGACTGATCTGTTAGATCGTGACTGGTGGTTCCAAGGTGAGCCAATCCGGTACGCCGTCGGGCAACCGATGGGAGCTTTAAGCTCATGGGCAATGCTAGCTATCTGCCACCATGTGGTAGTTCAACTAGCTGCTCAGCGTGCAGGGTGGACAACTTGGTTTCCATACTATGCTGTTCTAGGAGATGACTTAGTCATCGCCGACAAACACGTAGCCGATAACTACTTAGCTATCATGCGGCAACTCGGTGTACCAATTAACCTGAGCAAGTCTCTTGTCTCAGAAACTGGTCTCATTGAGTTTGCCAAGCGTTGGGTGAGTGGTACTCGGGGTGAACTTTCAGCAATAGGGCCTGGATTACTCCTGGCCGTGTTGCGGAACGTTTACCTTTTCCCAGTCCTGGTTTTACAGCTCTTCCAAAGAGACTGGATCCACTTTCCGAAGCAATTAGAGAATGCATTAGCACACCTCTCTAAGGTTCGACGTAATATCGACCCTAAGATGGTTGCGTTAATGTTTGCGACGATTATCGGCCCATCAGGGTTATTACGTAACGCACGCCATGTGACAGCTTTCGCTGAGGCATGGTTCACTGCGATTACCAAACTCCCAATGGGTTCTGCCGTGGGGTTCGTCATCCAAGCTTTCGGAGCTATGGTGACGGCCGACATGGCCGATAAGGCAAGTACCGCCGTGGAGAACCTCGAATACTTCATCGCGAATTGGATGAACCTTCCGATTCTCCGAGGAGGTGACTTGGTCGCTGCGGTATTCTCTATCCCGCTGATCTTGGTATCACCTGGCTTCTGGATTTACCTGCGGACGTTGTGGGCAGGGCGGAATCCGTCCTACTCCGCGTCGCTAAACCTTTACGGGATTCTTAATCCCGATAAGGCTGCTGAACCAGGAGCTATCCAATTTTCGTTACTTGAGGTCTCAGACCTCGCTTCCATCGACTGGAAGCGTCGTCGAGAAATCAAGACTCAATTTGCTGTCACTACCGATCTGATGAAGACGGTTCAAGGATTAGTAGAGTTTGAGCTTCGCAATGCGAGCTCGCTGGCTCTGACTGTACTTGACAAGGCGACTACGCAATTAGAGGAGTAACGATCCTTGGGAAAGTCCCGGCTAACTAGCTTCGGCGAAGAGGTGGCGAGAACTTACGTTCAACCCCCCTGTTAGTCAGTTAATGACTACCCTTAACGATATTGCATAGTTTTCATCCGTGGACAGGCGCTGGGCATCGTCAC